TGTTGCTCAGGATCGCCCACTTGCCACGGCGCTGCGCCTCGGAGGCGCGGGTGCAGCCAATCGCGCTGAGCTCGGTCGGCCGGTCGCCGTATCGGCGCTGTAGGTCCAGGTCGGCAAACGGAATGACGTCGGTGTCGTAGTTGTTGGCCGGGTTGTCGTAGCTGACCAGGGCCCGGGTGTACCGGGTCTTCGCCGATGCGCTGCCGTACGAGAACTTCCCGTCGATGACGTTGGCCCGGGTGAAGACATAGTCGAAGTCCTGAGCGCGCGGCATGTCGGCCTGCATCACCAGCTGGCCCTGTGCCCAGTACGTCATGCCCCGGTAAATGGCCGAGATATCGCGCAGCAGCGACCAGGCATCGGCCTTGCCCTGCAGGTTCATGTCGCAAAGAAAGCGTGGTTCCTGACCGCCGAGCCCGTTCGGCACCAGTTGGTCGCAATACTGGGCGATCCGGTACAGCTCCCACTTGTCGACCATGAACGGCTTGATGCGCTTGCCCAGGCCGAAACGCTCTTCGGTGCAGATGCCGTAGGTGATCCACGCCGGGTTGTTGGTCCAAGCCGACTTCATCGAGCCATCCCACGTCCCGGTATAGGTGCGCAGGATAGGGTCGTAGTTGCTCGGCACCATCCAGCGTCGGGCCTTGCACTTCACAGTCACGGCCGGGATGTTGGTGAACTGCTCGGCGTCGAACTCGATGTAGAGCAGCGCGGTGTTCGGGTAACGCAGCTTGGCGTCGATCACCTCGGTGTAACCGGCCACCAGCATGGTGTCGGCGATCTTGTTGCTGTTCTGGTTCGGCGTCAGGCGGCGCACGCGGATCTGCCAGCCCGTGGTGGCGTCCGGCAGATCGATGCGGCGCGAACGCTCGTAGCGCGTGGTAGTTTTGCCGTCGACCGCGTCCACCAGCACCTGCTGATAGGCGCCGCCATCGGTGGCGACGTCGATGGCATATTCGATCCGGTAGCCGCCGATGTTGCCCTGATCGTCAGAGCGCTGAAGCGCGGGCCAGGCCAGACGCATGCGCACGGCCGACAACTGGGTGTTGGTTATCGAGCGCACCCACGGCGCATCACTGCGCAGCTCGATGTTCAGCGACGTCTCGTTTTCTACGGACGGGATGCCCGGGATGTAGGTCTGATCCACGGAGCCCGGGCGCCAGTCCCACTTCACGCCCGGAAAGTTGTAGTTGCCGCTGGCATCGCGGATCGGCGTGTTGTCCAGGTAGATGTCGTATTCAGTCGGTACGGCCTCGAACTCGCCCTCGCCCACGGCGATCAGCAGCTTGGCCAGGTTGGTCGAGCGCAGGCTGTCACTGGCTTCGACCGGCGATTTCGGCTTGCTGCTGCCGCCCTTCTCGCCGTGGATCTCAATCTGTTCCGCTGCGCCCATGCTTTCCTCCAGGCATAAAAAACCGCCTCGCGGGCGGTGTGGGTGTCCATACAGCGTGGATGAAATGCCAGTAGCGACCACGCACTGTGGAGTAGTAATTTCCTGACCTCTCACAACCAAGGAGCGGTCATGTCCATCAGAAGCCTCGCGAAGAATTTGCCGAAAGATCCTGACAACTCAGGATGGGTGCTTGGCTGGGGTGTCGTTCAAAGCGCGCCTTGGAAATTCATCGACATCTACGCATCGAAGGATGCTGCTGAGTCTGAAGCCGCGAATCGCGGATCTGGATATCAGGTTGAGTACGGCTCTCACGAACTTGGCACCGATAACTTCATGGGCGGTGTTCAGCCATAGCGTCAGGCTGTTGCACTGAAAACTCGATCTTGCAGTGTCCAGAAATCAGCGAGGCAGTTAGTCCGGGCTTGCCCAGATAGGTGCGCCGGAAGCCATGTGCAGACGAGCATTTCCCGGCGAAGCAAAGGCGGTCGATTTCCTTTCCCTGAGACGTAATGGCGACGATCGCTTCGTCGCCGCAAAGGGCTCCATTCTCGATACGATGAAGATCGCGAACTGTGATCTGGTAGGTCGAAATACTGGTCATACCTTGTCCTCCGCCAGGATCGAGGCCGAGATAATCATCCCGCCCCACCGGCGTTCGCCGATGCAGATCGGGACCGGGTTGCCGCTGGCCGTGGTGTTCTTGGCGCTGCCGAAGGCGTAGGACGGGGCGTTTTCCGGGGAAGCGCTTTGCTTCAGGCCTGAGGCTTGAGGGCTGAGCATCTGGATCACGCCGCCGATCGCCATCGACGCGCCGGCCGCATACAAAAACGGCGATGCGGCTGCAAACGGAGTAAACGACAGTACGTAGGCAGCGGCGATCATCACCGTGCCGATGATGGTCTGCAGTCCACCGGCACGCTTGCTCCCAGCAATCACCGGAACAATGCGAATTTCGCGCGTACCGCCGAGATCGAATCCATCCATCCCGATGTTTGCGCGATTTCGAAAGATCGCAAACTTCAGTCCAAGGCGCTCCAGCCGTTTAATTTCTTCAGCGAAACCGTCGATGGTTGCGTTGAGCGCGCGGAACACTTCCACGGCGGATCCGCTGTCGAGAAGGAATTGCTTGCTTCGAAAAAACTTCTTGGCGAGCGAACCGGACAGCATCACTTTCGTCATCGGCGTGTAGGTAATTGCTGAGCACATGCCATTCTCCAGGCAATAAAAAACCGCCCGGAGGCGGTCTGTTCAGAGAGTTGTGGGCAGTATGTCGATCCGCCCATCGCCACCGGTGAAAACTCGATATTTCTTGACCGCTCCGTCTTTCACGATCGCTTCCCGCTCCACTCGCGCAGCCCCCATCGAGCAGATGCCAGAGCCGGTGTAAGCCGCGCCGACTGAAACCGAATCCGGCGGCAGGTAGAACGATGCTTTCTGGCCCGGCTCGAGCTTGGCGGCCTGTTTGCCATCGATAAAAACCGCCATCGCGCAAAGGCTCCCGGTCTGCCCAGAGTCGCGGATCACTTGCAGTGTCCCATATGCCCCTGTTGGCTTGGCCTGGTATGCCGAAAGCTGACTAGCCGGCGCCTGCTTGGCCTCACTGGAAGGCGTTGGCGAAGTTGCACACCCCGCCAACAGCGCCAACGCCAGCGCTCCTACGATCAATTTCATGCAGGTCACTCCTGTGGGAAAGGTGAAGATATCCAAAACGAAAAAGCCCAGCTTGCAGGCTGGGCTTTTCGTAACCTGGTACTACTTGACGATTACCCACTTATCACTGGGTAAGCGCGAAGAGTAGCGGAAATACTCTTCCTCAAATTCCTCGCCGACAGCCTTCATACGCTCAATATCGCTCATTTGAGCATGACCGCCAGGATCAAGAATCGTCAGAAGCAGATGAGGAGTGAAAGAAACTTCGGTCATCTGCCCGTAGACTAGAATCTTGTTCGAAGTGAAATTTTCTTGAGGTTCCTGATCAATCCACCTTTGCTTCCAGTCAGATAAAACAGACTCTTGGACAAGGTGGACGTGCTGAAGACCATTTTTGACAACGATGTCAGGATACAAAAAACCTTTGTCTCTACCGAAAATCACACCGTAATTCTCGGCCTGATCGCTTTTGTACGCCTTAAAATCGCGGGCAAACTGATAGGCGAATTCCTCGCCCATTTCGGCAGTAAGTGATCTGCTGATGACGACGGCCGTCATTCACCACGCTGCTTACGCACACGTACGAGCAGTCTTTCATCAGCGTTTTGAGCGATGCGATCCACCAAACCCGTATTCAGGTAGGCTGGAATCTCATGCTTCGCGCTTCGCTCGGTGCGGCGCTGGGTTTTGCTTTGAAGAGTGGCGATCATTGCGATGATCCCTCACGAAATAAAGCTTCTATAAGAAAGCGGGAACGAACGGATCTGTATATTCGGCTTTGATACGGTCGTGAACGAATTATAACCCGCGTGCAACCATTTACAACCACCTACAACCTTTCGCAACCACTTCCAGCCACTTATTGCCATTAAATAACGGTTCTCGTTTCGGATTGCTTTGCGAGTTGATGCCTGAGAATCAGGCGCGTGCGATCAAGCCACGGGCCACCGAAAACAATGACCTCGGACGGCCTACCATACAGGTGGTGCAACAGGAACGGGCCCGGGCCGAACGTCGCGGCATCCTCCCCAGGCAGTACCGGATCGGTGCCGAGGAAGATCCCGGCATGATTCGGGTAAACCGTCCGTCCCACTTCCATCACGATCATGTCGCCGCGCTGCGGCTGGTCGACCCGGTAGAAGCCTGCGGCTTCGTAATTCGCCTCGTACAGGCTGGCGTTGTCCTTGCTCTCCCACCAGCCGTCGGCGCGTTTGAAGGCTTCGAACTCCAGCCCCCACTCGCGCTTGTACCAATCGGCGCAGACCTGCCAGCAGTCCCAGGCACCGTGCACGAATGGGCGCTTGAGCAGCGGCACCTCACCCGAAGGCATGACCGTCCTCAAATCCCCTTCAGGCCAACTGAGAATGTGCCACGGCATGGCCGTTGCCTCGCACATGGCCAAGTCGCGCGGTGACGGCCTGCTTGTGGCGTCCGGATGCGAATGCACCACGCCGATCACCTCGCCTACGTCTTCGGCCGCCGCGTACTCCTCGGGATCGATCCGGAACTCTTCGTTTGGCTCGGTAGAGACGTTGCGGCACGGGAAGTACTGCTGTTTGCGACCGATGCCCAGCAGCAGCCCGCAGCACTCTTTCGGGTACTCGGCCGCCGCGTGTGCCTGGATCGCGTTCAAAATGTGTTTGCGCATATCAGCTCCGTGCGATCAGCGAGACGGCCGGGAATCCACCGAAAGGCAGCGGATTGCCCTCGCCGAAGCGTGGAATGCATCCCTTGCCCAGCGTGGCGTCGCACTCGTCAAGCTCAGGGTTGTCAGTAACGACGCCGTCCTTGGTCACGTACGGGCCGGTGTAGCCGCAGTTCGGCCCACGGTATCCGCCGGTGAGGCACCAGTGACACAGCGTCGTAGCCTGCCGGCCGATAGACTCTTTACCGACATCGCCAGGACTGGCCAACTCCCAACTGACATTCTCCCCGTCCTCGTTCGTTTTCTGGTCGATGTACCAGACCTCGATCGTCTCCTGGGTCGGATCTGCCGTTGGATTGCCGGCCGGGAAGTTCGCCGCGTCCAGGTACGTGCCCAGCGTGTGGCGCATGGTCAGCTTGAACTCGAGCAGATCTTCGAATGCCAGACAGAGCGCAGTGATTCGACCGTTGACGTTACCTACCGACAGCGTGGGCCGAACCGCCGTGCCGTCACCGTTTGCCTCGATGCCGTCGATCTGCATTGGCCAGGCACCGTACTCGTTGCCCTGCCAGTAGATCGCCTTCGCGGGCAGCTGATCGGCATTGGCGCCGGCGGCGATCAACTCGGCCGCCGTGTGCGGTATCGCGTGCCCGTGGAAGCGCAGAACATCCGCGCCGTAGTCCGTGCCGTCCAATTCGAAGAGCAGCACTTCGCTGCCAGGCTCAAGCACCTGGATGTCACTGATCAGCGGCATGATTGCCCCTTATGGTTGGAATGCCCGCTCGAAGGTGGCGGTGAGTTTGAAGACGCCGCCGCCCATTGGTGTGGGAGCGGGATTTTTGCAGGTGAACAGGCCGAGCTCCCCGAGCGGTGTTGTCCAGAGAAACGCTTTCGCACCGGCGTGTCGGTCGAGGAACGCCATAATCTCCTGCACCTTGGCCTTCTGGCCGGCAAAGGTGATCGGGTAGGAGTCCTCTTTGTTATTCGGGCCGTCGCCGACGTTCTGCGCGTAGCCATTGCCGAACTTCGAGGAACGCACCCGATAGTTGATATCGGGCGTTTCCCCGCGCTCGGTTGGCCAGGTGAATTTCTCGATGGCCATCAGGCCCTCCCATTTGCATTTCGGAAGCTGGTACCGCCTGCGCGCCAAGAATCAGCCACGGCTTTTTCGGCCACAGCCTGCATCTGCGACTGGAGGTTCCTCGACAGGGCTTGCTGGTCGATCTGCATGCCTTCGTTGCTGCGATCCTCGGTCACTACCGTCACCGGTGCGCTGATGCTGATTGCAGCACCGGATCCGCCACCGGCCGCGATGACGCCCAACTTGCCGCTGGAGGTCCTGGTCAGAGGCATGATTGCCTCCGGCCCGGCCTCACCCATAACGCCAGACTGGCCGCCAGCCATCCCGAAGGCGGTCGGCTTGCTGACGATGCTGTTAGTGAATGCGCCACCGTTGGCGAACATCTGCACGCCGGATGACCATGCACCACCCAGGGCCTGAGGGAAGTAGCTACCGGAGTAGCCAGCCGAAGACGCGCCGAGATTCGACGACGTTGCGCCAGCGGACCCGGCCGCCAGCCCATTGCCGCCACTACCGCCAGTGAAGTAGCTGGTTGCGGCACCGACCAGGCTGCTCAGCAGAGCCGAACTGCCCTGCCGGGTAGCGATCCGCGCCATGTCCGCCAAGATCGACTTGGTGAAGTCCGAAAACGAACCCTTGCCGGTGATTGCGAAGTTGACGACCGCGTCTTCCATTGAGCTGAAAGCGTTGCCGAACAAGGTTTTCGTCTGGCCGGCAATGTTGCTGGCCGAATCCAGATAATTGGCCCAGGCCGAGGTTGCGCCCTTGGTCCAGTCACCTTGCGCTTTTTCCACATCCGCGTAGTTCTGCCGGATCTGGTCTGTTGCCGCCTTATTAGCGTCGGCGAGCGCCTGCGACTTACGGGCGAACTCCTCTTCCGACATATTCCGCGATGGATCGGACTTCTGGTTTGCGAGCTCCAGCGACTGCTGAGCAAACCGGTCTTGCTGGCTGTTCAGCTCATTGTTCAGCGCATTCTGGCGATCCCCTTGGCCGACGCCGACAACGGCGCGCTGTCCCGCCAGTTGCAAAGCCCGCTGCTGTTGGGCCAAGGCCTGCACGTACGTCGTGATGGATCGCTCTTGTCGAGCAAGGCGACCGGTCTCGTTCGTGGCCAGAACCTCGAGCTGGCTGTCAGCCTCCTTCTGCGCCTTGACCATCCCGGCTCGCGCATCGGCGATCTTCTGATCGAGCTGAATGCTTTGCGCAGCAGAAGTGGTTTTCTTCGCCTTGGCGGCTTCCAGCGCGGTGATTTCAGCCTCGTAGGCTGCGGTCACTTCATCGCGCTCGTTGCCGATCAGCGCTTCGCGTTTCAGGGCATAGTCAGCCTGAGAAACGAGCCCGGCCTTCTGCGCTGCGTCCAGTTCCTTCTGAGCGTTTTTGTATTCCTCGCTGATGGCCGCCAGATTGTTTTTGGCGTCGTTGAAGCCGGTCAGATCGACCTGAGTGCCAGCCGCCTTCGCATCCTTGAACTGGTCGTTGATGTTCGCCAGGTTCTTGTCGATCGCTGCCTGATTCAGGCGCGGGTCGTTGGGTGCGACCTTGCGGATGTCTTCGAGCTGCCGCTTGTATTCCTTGATCGCTTCGGTGCGCTTCTGCTCATTCGTCCACGCAGATTTGGTCAGGGAGTCAACCTTTCCCATAGCGGTAACAGCATCCTGCTGAGCCTTCGCTTGCTCACCTTCCCATTTGGCTATGTCAGCCTCTGCGGCCTTTTGGTCCTCCAGCATGTTGAGACGATTCTGGTAGAGATCGATCATCTCCTGCTTGCTCTGGAACAGACCAACATTGCCAGACTGGGCCGATTCCAGATTGCGCCGAGCCTGCTCGATATCGGCGTTGATATCCGGCCGGCCAACGTTTTTCAGATTGTCCGCAGCACGCGCAACGGCGTTGTAGCCTCTCTCCCAGAAACTCAGGTTTTCGAGAATACGAGGCGTGCGCTCGTTGATTGCGTCGGCGTATTGCTCTGTCGCCAGCCTCACGGCGCCGGCATGGTCGCCCTGCTTCTCCAGTGCGGCGATCTGCGAGTAAACAGACGCGGTCAGGTAGTGATACTGCTCGTTCAGCGCGGCGGACGCCTTGACTGGGTCCTCAGCAAGCTTGGCGAACTCAGCCACTGTCTCGCTGACGGCCTTGCCAGTTGCTTCCTGCATCGACACGGCAGCTTGGGTGATGCCCGTGAAGCTTTCACCGGCAATTTTCCCGTTACCCGCCAGCAGCGCCAAAACCTCGGCCGCTTGTCCGGTGGTGCCGACCGTAGCGCTAACCTGCCGCGCCATATCGCCCAATTGCCCAGCACTCACGCCAGCGTAGTTGCCGGTAAGGATCAGCGATTTGTTGTAGCTGTCCTGCTCCTCGCTGCCTTTGTAGAAGGCATAGGCAAGGCCGCCAACAGCAGCAGTGGCCAGCGCCAGCGGGCCGAGAATAGCCAGCAGACCGGCAGCGCCCTCACCGGCTCCGGCCCCCAACTGAGCAACCGCACGAACACCACTGCCCCAGTCGCCAGACGACAGCGCATTTCCCAGCTGTACGACGTTTTCCTGTGCTTGGCGTGTGCCGAGGCGAAGCTTGTCGAAGCCGGTGGTGGTTTTATTGAGCTTGTCGTAGTCCTTGTCGATCTTGCTCAGGGCGGTGTTGTACTCGTCCTGACTGATCCGGCCAGCATCCAGATGCTTGCCCAACTGCTCGACCTGAGTATCCAGTCTTGCCAACGCGGCGCGGGCCGGGTCAATGGCACCCAGCAGGCTGTTCAGCGCTTTCTGCTCGTCCATTGCCGACTTGGCCAGGGCCACCTGCTGCTTGTCGAGCTGCGCCGAAATCTTCGCGGCCTCAGCCTCACCATATGCACCGGTTTTCGTCAGCTTTGCCAGCGCATCGCGCTGTTTCGCGAGATCCTGCGTGGTCTTGGCGCTGGTGGAAAGCGACTTCTCCAGCGCCTGCATTTCGTTCATCAGCGAAACGGCGGACTGCTCGGCCCGGCCACCAGCTTTCGCCATATCATCCAGGCTGGTTTTTGCCTCGATTGCATCGGCCGAGTCGATCTTGATGCCGAGTTCGGAAATGTTCATCGACTCACCTTGAATAAGTGCCCGTGCTTACGGGCTGTTTTCCCTTTCCTCCGCCATGACGCGCAGGGCTTCGCCTTCCAGCACCTGCAGGTCAGGAAAGATTTCAGCGAGTTTCTTTTTCTTGATGCCGAGGAAGCCGGCAACGTCGCGGATGCAGTTGTAATCGAGGCCGATGGCGCCCCCGGCGCCTACCCTCCACTGCGTGGACAATCGGTTGAACAGGAGGAAGGCCGGCCAGTTACATGGCCAGACCTCCGTCTGCTCTTCCAGATCACCAGGCGAAAGGCCGAACATGCTCATCAACTCGACCGGCGCCGCTGGCGCGTACAGCGCGCGCGCGGCGTCAGTCAGTTTCCCAGTCGAGCCTGGTTGTAGGCGCCTTGATAGGCCTCGACTACCGCCTCGGTTGCGCCTTGGCACGACTTCACCAGCGCGGTAATGCTCTTCTCATCGAACTTGTCGTCGAACGCCCAGCCGGCCACCAGATCCTTGATTTGCTGCACCTGCTGGGCAGCATCAGCGGCAACCACCTCAGAGAGCGATGGTTGATCCCCGAGCGCGGCCAGCGCTTCCTTGCGATTTTGGTTCCACTCATCAAAAAGAGCGGCCAGTTCCAACCGGTCGCGGTACTTGAACGTGAACTCAATCTTTTCGGGTTCACCGCCAACGATCGGGATCAGCACCATTGCCTTGAACGTCGGGTTCTGGGCGATTCGGATTTTTGCCATGGGTTACACCACCGCAGTCAGGTAACGGGTCGGCTCTGCCTGCAGCGCGAGGTTCACGGTGCGCGTAAGGAGGTTATTCCGGGAAACCGCCGGCTGCTTGGAGAACGAGGTGTAGGCGCCGTACAGCAAGGTGTCATTGCCTGGCAGATTCAGACGCGCAGCCTCTACCTGCTTGCCCGCGTCGGCCTTCATCAGCACCTTGTTGAAGTCCTGCGCCGGGTCGTCGGCCAAGGTCAGCACCATGCTGGCCGCCGATTTGTCGGTGGGGATCTGCTTACCCTGGTCATCCTCAAGGAAAACCACATCGAGGTAGTTCTGTTCGCCGCCGGAGAAGGCAACGTCGGAGATTTGCGGGATCTGCACCCAGGTCAGGATTTTGCGCATGGTGCCCGCGCCGCCACCGGCTGGAAATATCTGGGTATCGGTGGTGTCGATGCCTTCGAGCGTGATTGCCGTGGCGGTTGCCGCTTTCACACGCACCACCTTGCTGTCCAGCTTGCTCCAGCCAGATGTCAGCAGGACGATATCGCCGGCAGCGAGCGTACCGCCCACGACCGTGGCCACTGCTTCAGTGGCATTGGTAATGGAAGCAAACGCCAACGCAGCGGCATAGGTTGCGGCGTGCTGGAAAGTGCCGCCGTTCGGAATTTTGTAGCCCATGGGTGATTCCCCTTTTCAGAAATGACAAAACCCGCTCAATGGCGGGTTCTGGGTTTGCCCAATGGGCGGATTAGTTGGTGTCGGCCCGGTAAGTGAACGAAACCGGTACGGTGTAGGTTGAGTCGCCGGTAATGCCGGGCCCCTGCTCGACAGCTGTGATTGTCACCACAGTCAGAGCCCCCTTGGTGTTTCGCTCATTCACGGGGAACAGTGCAGCGATCTGATCGGCGATGCTCCCTGCTGGGCCTCGATATTTCCCTGATGGCGTCACGATGCTCACCTGAAACACGCCGGTGTACATCCGATGGTCACCGCCGAGGGTGTTGCTTGCGGTATCTCCTGGCAGCGTGAACGCCTTGAGATACGCGTCGTTGTCGCCTGGGCTGTAGGCCTCATTCTCAACGACCACCTTCAGCGGTGTCGATAGCGCCCTCGCCCACGCGATCAGCTTGGCCTCGTAGATCGAGGCGATGATGTTGTGGCTCATACCTGATTATTCCTGATGGCCTCCTGCACGATCTGCTGGAAGCGAGCCACGGTTACCCTGACCATGCCGCTCGGGGCCTGGGTCGAGTGTCCGAACTCCAGCGAGATCGCATAGGGCAAGTTGTTGATGAGGTAGACCATTTGGCCGGCAGTGAAGTCGCTGATGGCGGCAACAAGGGCCGCGATGGTCTCGGCGCCGCTCGGGTCAACCTCATCGAACGTCACGTTCTCGACCACGCCGATGGACAGATGCCAGTTCGCCCGGAATCGGCCGCCGACGTAGTCCTTGCCGGCGACCAAGCCGTTCACATTGTAGTTCTGATCGCGCTCAGTTTTGGTCAGGGGTTTGGCGTATTTCACACCGCGCTTCAGCTTCCCTGCCTCGGTGAAATTGCTTTCGTTCAGGTTGATAAGCGTGTTCCGCACAGCAACCTTGAAGTCGTAGTCGTCGGCTGCCCGGGTGTTCGCCTGCCGATGAGCGACGTTCGCTGCCCAGATCTCAGGGTTGCCAACGGGCGACATGCGGATCAGGCTGCTGCCCAATTCGATGATGATCTCGCGCACACTGGCGTCGATCGCTTCACTGGTTTGAGCCGCGAAGTCGGCGAGGCTCAGGGCGAAGCTACCGGACTGGCCTGCGCCCGCCCTGCTCATGACCGCACCTGCAACTCATACAGGATCGGCGTACCGGCCGGATTCACCTCTTTCAGCGGCGGCACAATGGACCAGGTGCGCCCCTGAATAATCACCTTGTTCAGCAGGTCCGGCACCCACTCCAGCCCATGCGCGGCGATCTTGAGCTTCTTGTCGCCCTGCTTGATGAGGCTGTTGTTCTGGAATTCCTGACCGGTGAAGTCGAGCAGAATGCCTTGGGCGGTCTGCTCTTTGGTGCTGTCGGGCGGTGCCGAACCGGCTTCCGGGTCGTACTCACCGACAGTCGTTGCGCGGATGGTCACCGGCTGGCCGAACTGCGTTATCAACCGCAGAGCAGTCGCAGCCGTGCGGTCGTAGAACGCGCTCATTGTCAGGCCCTCACAGCAAATAGGCCTCGTTTGGCCAGATAGTCGGCGAATTGGGTTCGGCTGGGTCGATCTGGTGCGGCCGGCAAAAGCCTACCGCTGGTGTTGCTGATCGGGGCGTATTCGACATCGACTGCGCCTTCAACTCGCTCGCGAATTACTGCGCCTTGACGCTGGTCAATCGGGTCGACGTCATCAGTGTGGATCTCGGCCGCCAGCGCCATCTGCCCGTACTGGATCCGCGCCGGCAGGTAGTTGTC